TAGATGGGTTTCGTCTGGCAAAATGAAACATGTTCAGGCTCTTTGCATGTACCTTCGAGGGTCACTTCGAATCCGTACAACTCAAAGAAATCTAGTTTCAAATCACCTACATACTTAGTCGGGACATTCAACACACAGTCATCACCATCCAACAAGATCCGCCACTCCTCCCTGGGTACTCCAAGGTGCCGCAACCACAACATCAAAATAGTGAGATTGATGATGTTATTACCTAATGAGGTATTGAAATCTCCGCTCATACGGCCGCCTTTCACCTTGTAGTAGTAACCTTCCCGCGAGTAGCATCTGTTATTTAGTTGGCTTCGAAGGGCGTCGCGTAGTTCGGCGTCCTGGAAAATCCAATTATACACGGCATGTTCGAGACTAAGATGATCGACCGATATATGGCCATCGAACTGCTTGTGATCTAACATAACATAAGTACGATCTTCACCAAACATTGCTGCCACAGCTTCTCCTCTCTGGTAACTATTCATGTGTTTGGCAAACACAGGAAAACCATTGAGTTCACTTGCGTAAAGCTCTTTCTCGAATGGGGCTAATGATTGTGCAACATAGGCAGTATATTCCTTAGTTCGAAAATGTATGAGCCTAGGTGGCTTGGTCTTAGCCACGTCATGTTTCTCGAACTTCACCATAGTGCCTATAATTCCATGATTATGCAACAATCCAGTCTCGGCCAGGGACTCAAAAGCACGGCGATATTTGTCGCGCTTAGCAGGAGCCCTTGTTCTGACCACCTGTTCCGGACTCCATGGTTCTACAGAGCCCGGATAAAACCCATTCTTGCGCAAGAATTGCTTCAACATTGGTAAGCCATCGTAATGCAGACCTTTCTCCCACTGTGGGACCGGTGCAAAATGTCGCTCGACTGCTGCACTTTCGATATTATGTGGACAGGCTTGATAACAAGTTTGTTCGGGCAGCGGTACACCAAAATCGAACAAACGAACCAGGGCGCGCTTTTCGCAATCGTAACTCTCTGGTTCACCTTTTAGCACGAAATCTTTTCGTGCTGCGGGAAGTGCCACACCTTCCCTACACAGCCCCGGAGGGCACCGGTACCGTCATTTTCGCGATGGGAGTCGGAGTTGTTTTCCGAGCCTCCATCGACGTCCAAGCTTACCCTTGACGGTATCTGTAGCTTTCTGCAACTCTTTAAGCGCAGGGCCTTTCAGTAGCTGACGAACTAAACGCTCACCTTTCGTTGGTATCATTGCACGTCCAATTGCCATCGCAACCTTTTGC